CTTTTCTATTATGCTCATATCTAATATTTTCTCCACCATACTGTGATGTTTTTCCTTCCTGTATTTTAGGTACCCACAATAGCTCTTCTCCTGAAAGTCTATGCTGTAAATTATACAAATGCTTCTGCTCATTATGAGTCAAGAATATTACTTCAGCTTTTACATTATCAGTATTCCATTTATTAAAGGCAGAATGTCTGTTGATTATATGAAACAAAAACTCATATTCTATAAGCCAATTATCATGAACTATTACTGGACTAAAGTTCAAATGAACTTCATATCCTGCTCTTAAAAACAAGTATACAGCATTTAATCTTTCATCAAGAGAACTTGTATTAGGTTCAAGAACTTTTCTCCATTTCTCAGGCATAAGACTAAATCTTACTCTAATCTTACCTTCTGGATTAAACTTCAATAAATCATGATTTACATACTTAGTAGCAAATGAACCCATAGCAAGTGGATGATCTCTGAAGAATGCAAATATCTTCTCCCATTCATGAAATTTAGCATGTAGAGCAAAGTCTTCATTACAAGAAATATCATAAGTAATATACTCTCCTGTTTGATTAGGTTTTTCTACTGTTGCAAAGTATGCATGTGAATTAATCTCTGTCAGGATATCCATAGTATTGGTAGCTACAGAAAGTCCTTCCGGTTTGTGTCTTTTCATGTAGCAGTAACTACAATTATAAAGACAACCATGTCCAAAACTTGGTGAAATAAAGTCAGTACTTCTACCGGAAGGTCTAATAACCATAGACTTCCTAGTAACTTTTTCTACTACAGACATATTAATCTAGATTTCTATATATACAGCTGATTAGTGCTACATATATAAATTCAAATAGCTTTTTCATGACTATTCTATTTGTAAACTGTTCTCAGATAAAATCTCCCGGATCTTATCTCTTAACTTTTCATAAGCTTCTTCTACTTCAGAAGGAAGTTGTTCATTATACTTAATTTCATTTCTCAAGTATTGGTCTAATTCCTCCATAGCATGTTTCCAATTCCAACCCTCTAATGCTACCTGAGCATCAGATGCAGCATCTTCATCTGAAAATTCAATTATTACTTTCATTCTATTCTGATTTAAAGGTTAATTCTTGTGCTTTTGCAATTTGTTCTGTTAAAAATTCAACTAATATTTCGGTTTCTGTTATTGAAATCCATGAACTCCAACCATCTCTCTCAATTTCAATTTCATTATCCGAATCAAGTTTATGGAATCTTATTCCTTTTACTAATATACTTTCCATTCTATTCTGATTTAAAGGTTTCTAATCTGTTTACTATTTTTTCAACAACTTTTTTATCCATTCCAATATATCTAAATGTAATATCTACATCTTGAACATCATTTAAAAAGTCCTTTTGTTGTTGTTCTGTCATTCTAAAAAACATCCATCCATTTTCTTTGTTTCTAATGACCATCCAAAGCATTTTAATAAATAAAAATTTCTGTTTCATTCTATTCTGATTTAAAGGTTAAATACTTTTTTTACTCTTTCTTGCTTTGACCATAATTTCATCAGGATGGAAAAAATAATCTAAGAAACATTTTTTAGAACAGAAGTGCTTTAACCTTGATACAGATGTCATAAGTCTAACTGAAGTATCAGTGTCCTGATTATTGTTATAATAATTCAAGTCCATTGTTATCCAATTATCTGGTACATCGTTCTCATTTCTCAAGCACTTTGTTTGTTTTTCATTAAGTGTACTACACTGATTACATTTGTAAACTATCATTCTATTCTGATTTAAAGGTTAATTTTCCAAGATCCAAGTAGTTCAGGATGAAAATGAGCTACAAATAACCATACAAGAATAGTCATAGATATTACACCATCTATCTTCTTAAATAATATCAAAGCTTCCCAGTGCTTATTTTTCTTAAAATATTTGGCCACAGGAGCTTGTAAAAGAGACAATAGAAAAATACCTAAGTATGCATACCATAGTCCACTAATAGCCATGCCTAAAATTAACCACACAAGATAAATTGCTGAAAAACAACCACTTGCAAGTTTTATTGATTTCTTATCTTCATCATCATTTGGCAACATGTAAATTACTTTTACAAATGCTCTTGTTTTAAGAAACACCCACATTTCATACATAAAAGCTGCACCTATCATAAGTGCTAAAATAACATCTTTCATAACTTCTTTTTTTGTTCTAAATAATCAATAATAAAACCAATAGCAACAAGTATATTCATACCACAGGATGCTATTATTTCATGAATGTCCTCATATATAGTGGACATCAAATGTACATGACCAACCATCCAGAAAGGTACGGATAAGTTTTGACTTATCCATACCACTAGATATTTTAGAAAATGCTTCATTTAATTTTTCATAAAGTCATATGCTAATGTAGTATTAGTCATTTTAAAACTATATGTATTTTCTGTACAATAACTTTCATTAATTCTAACTTTCATTAAAGTAGCTGCTTTAAAATCTTTTAATAATTCCGGCAATGATTCAAAATCCCATGTAAGAAATATTGTTGTATTATCATTTGACTTATCTCCCGTTAAATGATATTTTTTATCAACACCATTTATAGTAAATACAATATCTACAGATGGATAATCATCACAGAAGTAAGTATCTTGTATATAAAATACAATAGAACTATTTACATTTTCTAATTTTGCTAAACCATAATCATTAGATTGTACATATGCAATTTTAAATGGATCATCAAAACCATTATTTATAGTTTTATAATTCCACTGAGCATTGATACATCCTGTAATCAATACTGCTAATATTAAATTAATCACCTTCTTCATTGTTCACTCTCTTTTTCTTGTCTGGCTTCTCCGTAGTGGGATGAGAACTTTTTCTTAGACTGTTCCACCTTGCTAATCTCTCCTGAATTTTCTGATTCAAAATTGATTGATCTAATTTCTTTTTGTTTTCTCTCATACTCTTTCCATTCAAAAATTTCTAACTCTTTCATTCTAGCAACATCTGCTATAGTCATACCTTCTGGTATACCTCCATTTGCTTCTATAATCTGTATACAGACTTCTTTCATTTTTCCCATAATACTAAACTTTTTTCTAAAAATAATTTGATAGTAGTTCTTATATCTTTATGACCAAGAATGGCACCTACTGCTTTTAGTTTCTTATAGAATTTTCCATCAAAATCTAATTCTACTCTCACAGATCTACCAGTTTTTACATAAATGTCAATTACACTAAAGTCAAATGGAAATCTCTGAGCATATACATAAATATTCTCTTGATATGATTTATCTTGATGAAGCTGTAATACTAATCTTTTATTATAATTAATATTATGTCTCTTCATTCCAATAGCTTTGGAAATACCATGCTCTGACATCATAAATTTATAAGCAAGAATTCCAATAAGATAACTTCTTTGGTCTACAAGAACTCTTTTTCTAGTTTTGTAGACAAGAGGTTCAAGTGCTTTTAGCACATCCTCTTTAGTGTAATCTTCCATACTAAACTAAATCAAGTTCTGCTTCTTTTTCCTCAACTTTTTCTACTTCAGCAAATAAACCTTCTATAGGAAGGAATCTAGTTGCATCATAATATTCATAAGGAAATGATTTTTTAGACAACTGGACTTCTTTAAGTACAAGTCCCAGTTTACCTGGTTGTAATCCCATATTGACAACAGATACTACAGTATATACTATACCTTCTTCTATCCATTCTTCTACTGGAATCTTTGCAGGCTTTTTAGATGAATCAATGCAAATGACCTTCATATTCCTCAATTTCTGTTATTAAATCTAATTCTTCTAAATTATTTTTTAATTCAAACATTTCAAGAAAATCACCAGATTTAACAGAACACTTACCTTTTTCATGAGTTATAATTGCACACTGTTCAGCTTGTAAAGGTTCATGTTTACAATACCTCATAAGACATGCAACTACATATAAAAAGTCATGGACATCATCATTATGCAATACTAACTTATGTGTTTTTGTATCTTCCATATACTTCTAATATAAGAAAAATATTAGTCTTAATCTAATTTAACTCCAAAATCTTTCCACATTACTTTACTCTGATCAAATCCTTCTAAAGCTTCTTTAACCCATTTTTCATCTATTGTATCCATATAACATAAGATATGTACAATAGCTTTGTCATCTGGGTTTAACCGGAGTAACCTACCAATCCTCTGACTTGCTTTTCTCTCATTACCATATGCATGCATAATAATACCTTGTTTAAGATTAGGAATATTTACACCCTCATTTAACTGCAGTACAGTAGAAAGTTTATTAATTTTTCCTTCCTTAAACATTACAAGATTATCTTCAGATTCTTTATTACCACTATGATAGCTGTATTCACATAATCTGTCTGCTTGGGCTTGAGTATTAGCAAATACAATACATTTAGTCTGTATACTATTCATTAAGATTTTAGTATACTTTTCTTTAGTAGGATATTCCATCATTGCTTTCATCCTCATAACTCTAAGTATATGCATGTTTCCAGATCCAACATCAATTCTTCTAGACCAATATATGTAATTAGACTCTTCATCTGTTACCCACTTTCTACCACCTTGGTCTACTACATAATTTTTTTCTTTAGATAAATTTAATTGGTGTACTACTATTTGATAATCATTTAGTATTCCATTCTCTACAGCATCATCTGCTTTGAATGTATATACTACTGGACAGAATTCTTGCACTAACTTACCTTTCTCTGAATAATCACGTTTTGGTGGAGTACCAGTTAAACCAAGGATTTTACCTTTATATAACTGTAGAAACCCCCGGTGACTATCTAACAAACTATGAGCTTCATCCAAATAGACAGCATCATAATCATTAGGTACATGCTTATTCAAACTTAGATAAGTGGTAAATACCATTCTATCTAATAAATGTTCTTTTCCAAACTTTACAGCATCATCTTTCCAAGACTGAAAGATTGATCTCTTTGGAGCCACAATAAGACACTTCATTAGAGGTGTAGTATTATTCTCAATATGTGTAAGACCTACAAGAGTTTTCCCAACACCAGTTCCAAGAACAACACAACATCTCTGTTTACCTTCAGTTGCTTGTAATGCTTCTAATTGAACTTCATTTTTTGTCATAAGTTTATTTTAACCAATTCATTGTTCTTGCTTCTGTAGGATGAGCATGAATCCAATCATGACAATTCCTACAAACTGCTAACCAAGTACTTTGAACTAAGTAAAAAGCATCTCTATTAGACCCTGCATAGGTATGATGAATGTCTGTAGCCATATGACTACATCCATCCACCTTTACCTGGCAGAGATTGTTAACTAATAAATGTTTTTCTCTTAGTTTAAGATACTCTTGATCTTTCTTTTTTCTTTTAGAAGAAACCTGAGGGATTTTATAATCAGTTGGTTTCTGTGAACTGTCACTATTAATGGCTTTTTGGCAACTCCAACAATATTTACAGTATTTGAATCCCTCATGGTTCTTCCATATCACGGTTTCCTTTTGGCAACCATCACAAGTTTTTAATTTCATAATAGTTCTTCAGGAAACTCTACTTTTGTTTTAGTAGCCGCAGGTGTCTTTCCACTTCTAAATAAAGTTCTAAGACCATCCATAAGACCTGTAGCTAGATAACAATGGTGAATTATCACACCTTTTGGAATAACAATAAATCCAATTAAAGTTGTGTGGTATCTATCTTCATTGTGTAACCAACTCAAACCGGCATTATAATAGTCATCTTTAGGGATGTATATAAGCCAATGAGTTTTTGTTTTCCAAATAACTCTACCTTGTAGAGCTTCTACTTTTGATTTATAACCTGGTTCTAAACCAGCTCTTCTGTCATAAAATGTTTTCATACACTTTGATTTTTTAACATTGGTAAATTTACTGCTGCTTCTTGTAAACTTAAAAAGTTTTTAGGAAGTATACCTTCTGCTATAAAGATACTAATAATATCATCTTTTGTGACATTTAAATCTTTAAAAGTTAGAGTATTCTTAAACTTTTCATCAATTTCAGTATACTCTAAAAAAGCCTTTGTAAGATTACTTTTAGGAAACAATGTTTCAAAAAGTTTATTAGTGTACTCTATTGTAAGTTTTTGTTTAAAAACATTAAGTACATTCTGAGCTCTTTTATAAACATTAATAATCCGTTGTTTCTTTTTACTACACATAGTAGCTAATTCTTTTTGTTCAAGTGCATCAAGACCATATAATGCTCTCTTGTACAAATAGTTTTGATAAGTTGAATACTTATCTTGTTCATATTGCATATAAGTTTTACTTGCATGCAATTGATAATTTCTAACCTGTTGTTTTAACTTTTCCATTTTATACATTTTAATCATAAATAATAAAAGGGGACATTACTGCCCCCTTCTACTTGCTTAACTAACTAAATACTATCCACCAATTGAAAAATCATCAGATGGACGAGCATTTTCTATTGCTTTAGATTTACTTGCATTGTATGCAGCACGTAATTCTTCAGTATTGTTGTGTTTAATTAATGTATCAGATACATTTCCATCAAAACTAAACTTTGTTCTTCTATAGATAGGTAAACCATCTAATGTACATACAATACCTGTTTCACCAGCTACTTTAAGATCTCTTTCAGGAGTCTTATCATTGAATGGCTCCAATGATTCTTCTACAATAATTTTACCATCAAGTTGTTGACCTGCAAAGAATCCAGATTCTTTTAATTCAGCTAATGTACCAGGTACTAATGCAGATACTGGTTTTCTACGTAAGAAACCATTGTCATCAATCATTGTTCTTACTTGTTGAACACGGATATATCCGAATTCAGGATTGTTTGATACATTTACTACAGCTCCTGTAGTTTCATCAGCCAATACGATTACTTTAGAGTTCATCTTTAAAAGTTTTAAAAAATTAATAAATAAATTGATTTGTGAGTAGATACTAAGTCCTTAATTACTCATTTTAAGGGTAGTTGTGTAGTTTAAAACTACATATCCAAATTGTCAGATAAATCAATGATATCATCAAATGGTTGATCATCTGATATAACATCATCTAAATCATAGTCATCCAAAGGAAGGAAGTCTAAGTCTATACATTTTTCTCTGGTATTTTTCTCAACAGCAGAGCCAATAAAAGGATCCCTAATGTGTTCACCATAGTCAATTGACATGAGGTACTGGATATCTTCATCTGTAAGATCAAGGAATTCCTCGGTAGAGAGGTGAACTACTTTCCCGTTAGGGAGTTGATAAAACATTATCGGCATAAATAAATATGCAGATAAATATATAGCATTTATAAATACAATGATTGTTTAAACTAATAATATTTAGCAATATATAGCTAACAATGAAAAGGGGAGATTACTCTCCCCATATCATTTGGTCAGGAAAAGTATATTCACAGAATACACTTCTTAAAACTCCTCAATAATTTCTAATTCATTAGCTCTTACATATGTAGTATCTTTCTTAACATTACCTTTATCATCAACACCTGTATATTCTACATGATATTGTGAATACTCATGATAACCTCTGAAATCTTTAACAGTAACAATAATACAACCATCAGCATCAGCATACTTTTCTCTAGTAAGAGCTTTGTCCATACCATAACCAATAGTACTTATAGGCATTCTACATAGAGTACCATCAGGTATAGTATCAGGTAGTTTATTACCAAGCATAAGTTTAAAGAAATATTCTACTGTTTGTGAACTACCACAAATAATGGGAGTAAATAACTTGACAAACTCTTCTGCATTTGGATCTTTAATGATCTTGTTTAATGCTTTTGCTACATCAGTTTCATCATAATTTACAGATATCTTCATACTTAATCATTTATCCTTCTGAATTCTCTTATTTTATTTAAGAGATCTTCATTAAAGTGAGTAAAGAAATTCTTATCTAGTAATCTTGGTGTTAAAGGTCTGTATTCTTTAGGTAGAGCACCTGTTTTAAATCCAGTTGAAATAAGATTACCATCCATATCTCTAATGTCTGCCTTGAGATTCATCCCAAGGACAGACTTTATTAAATATACATCACTCATTTGTTTCCAAATAAATCATCAAAAGCAGTAAATAGTTTTCTTCTACTGATCTCTCTCTCCATAATTTTTTGATACAACATAACACCAAATACTACTTCATTAGTATGATTACATTCTTTGACTATATTTTCTAATCCTAAATGCATAGTCTCATTTTTTTCAAATGAAATTTTTGCTAGTTTTAATAGTTCTTCAGCTCTTTCATTTGTAATACCCAGTATTTCATGAATAAGCTCTTTTGAATCATCAATAATTAATAGTTTATACTGACTATCAGTATTATAACTTTGTTTCTTTTTCTTAAATAACTTTCCTAACCAGTTCATAATTTACAATTTTAATTAATAAGCTTCTTCTTCTGTACCAAGACGGATCCAATCACCATCACCAAGTATCCATGATTCACCTACAAATCCATCAGGTTTTAACACATACATTGTGTTTGTAAATTCAATAACAATATGCTTGTCTTTTCTTTTTGTTATCTCTACAACAGGTTCTTTCTGCATAGAAATAACATTTCTAACAAACTTCTTTTCTTCTTTAGACAAAAAATCAGGAAGATCTTGAGTATTTCCTGATACACTTACAAACATATTGAACATCAATAAACTAAATATTTTTTTCATAACTATACAATTTTAAAGTAATTCATCAATTAGTACTTTATACTTATTTTTTACTATTTAATTTATACTGTGACCATACCAATAACATGGATAAGATCATTACTACGATTATATTCATTTTTAAAAAATTTAAAAAATTTAAAATAAATAGTTATCTGATAACAAGAATATATAGCTAAAGTCAAATGCAAATACAAAATCAAAGACCTTCTCTTCTACAAAGGCAAATACAAATACTAAGTCTCATTGTTGTTAGCCAATTGCATATCTATAATGCAGTAACCTGTCTAACTATGAGTTCTATCTCAGTTTTTATAGTTTGAAGAGAAGCGGTTTGGGTTATGTATTAAAAGTACATTCCATAATGTTATAATGGTTATCAACCATTTCTTTAGTTCTGGATTCTTGTTACCAGATATAAAGAGTAGAGGAATCAGCTTGTGCTTATCCTCTACTCACCTAATCAGTTCACTATTTTTCAGGTGTAATGAACATGTCAATTACATGCTGAAATCTAGGATCAACACTAATTCTTAGTGCTGCAGCTTCTTTAATCTTCAACTCACGTTGACTATTAAATTCCATAGTAAGTCTCAGTATCTCACCTTGATATGCTTCATACTCAGCTTTGTACTGTTCCATTAACTCTTTCTCAAGTTTTAAGAACTCAGCTGCTTTATCTGCATTCACTTTCTGAACACGTGCATTCTCATCACTTACAAGGTTCTTTACCTTTGCTTTGTAATAATTTACACGTTGCTCATACTTACGGTGCTCATCTGCAATACTTTCATGAATACCCAATAACCCTGCAGATACATGGTGTTTGGTAATTTTAACAGGAGATTTCTTTCCTGCTTCAACCTCAAACCATTCAATGCTAGGAATGTTAGGTAATTCCTTTCTCAATTGAGTAAGTTTACCATTCTTATGAATGAACTGACCCAAATGAGAAGCCATTGCTTCTGCTTGTAAATACTCAGAATACTCAGAATCTTTTAACTGAGCCCAACCCCATGACTCTGATATATCATGAAGAATATCATAATCTGGTACTGTTGGTCTCTCAGGTGCAATAAGATGAGAGAAATCAGGTCTTGTATCCCTAATTCTCTCTATTTCATTATCCTTACCCTTGATAGCTTCCATAAGAAAAGCTTGACATGCATGCAAGTCACCCTTATTCTTAAGTTTTTCAAGTATATCACCAGGTACAGGAATACCTTCTTGTGTTTGATAAACTTGTCCACCAATATTAATGGATCTACTACAGTTATTGTAAGAGTCTAACTCTCTTTGGATTTCTTGTGCATTTTGATTACACAAATTACTAATTGATTGTGCTTGACTCATTGACAATCCTTTGCTTGCTAAGTTTCTCATAATTTTCTTTTTTTAGAGATGAATAAATAAATAATTAAGTTTCTTTTTAAGTTTAAAATGGAGCTTTACTGTCATTCACAGCTCCGGACAGACCTTTTTATTAGGAATTTTCTTCTACACAGATATTATCTTTGGCATACTCATACTCTTCCATAACAGAGTTGAAATGATAACTCTTACCAAACTCAGTTTTACGGTTATTATACCAGTAATACTTTATCTTAAGAATTTCATCCAATGTTTCTAGATAATATTTTGTAGTATCATTTAGACCATCTATCTTAAGATATAGCTTACCTACTCCATAACGAGTTCTATCTTGAGTAATATCTACTTCATATCCATAGGATAATGCTGTTGTGATATCTTTCTCAAATAAATAGAGATACTTTTGATATTCCTTATTGTAGTTTTTAATTAAGTCATAGAACATTCTATAATTATAATCATCTACCATAGGACCAACTAAACTATTATATTCAGTAAATAAGTCGGAGAATTGAGTATAAACACTTTTTAACCAATGTGGATTCTCTACTAGAAAGAAGTATTTTACTGTCTCCATGTAGCTAGATCCATCATAATCATAATGATGCTCATCAACAGTATATACACCAAGAGTAAGTCTAACTACAGTTTCATTCCACTTATCTGATTTGATAGTTATTTCATCTGAGTATTTAATATCATGATCAGGATATGCAAGTATTACTGCTCTTCTATCTTCAATCTTTTGCCACTCTTCACTACCTGGTCTATACTCATTACGGCATGATCTATCAATATTGTCCTTTTCATAATGTTGTTGAATAATCTCCCTAATGTTTCTAGGTTGTGTTTTGCTGATAATATTATGTAATACAGCAATGTCTTTAAGTTGAATTTTACGATCCATTTTTAAGTTTATTTTTAAGTTATTAATTAAGTTTCTATAAGTTAAATACCCTCTGCACTCAGTTACTGTTTTAGACTTATTGATATGGCAACATTTCAATAACTGCTCACCCTTGGGAAGTGAGAATGGTGCATTAATAACTACAGTATAAAGTCATAAAATCCCCAGGTATAAATACCGTAGATTCCAAATGCCTAACTCCTGTAGATGTGGCTCATTATGCTTTCATGAGTTGTTCCACGTTACGTTTGATAAATAAGCAGTTTTAATTCATGCTCAGGAAAGGTCATTAGTATAAATGATCAAAATCCGGCTTCCTACTGTAGGAAACTTCATATTTATATTGATCTAATAACCATAGTTTATTATCTAATGATAGAGATAGTAATTCCATCTCTTGTTTTTTAGTTAATGTCTCTTTGTAGAATTTATTAGCATATTGTACTAAGTCTTTGTTTACTTTAGTTTCAATTGCATGTTGAGTTTCTACATACTCTCTGTTCTGAATCATACCTGTTGTATTCATATTATTTATTTAATTAGTTACTAAATCAAGGAGCAAGACTATAATCCTGCTCCATTACTACTACCAATCCTACTGCAGGATGTTGGTATTCATGTATTACTTTATAACCTTCTTTACACTTCATGTGTATAAGGTCCTTAATTTCCATGCCCATAGACATGGCTTGATCTTCAGTGATTGTAAAATTTGCCATTGGTTAAATATTTATAGGTTATCTACATTAATTAATGAATCTAATTGAGTATAAGTACCACCATATACTCTATGGCTTGATACATTCTCAATCCAAATAGAATCTTCACTTACTTCTAAGTAGTATTCAATGTCAATGTTACCACCAACATCTGTCCAGTCTTTTGACACATTTTCCGGAGTCTTTGTTACTGAACTTGTATAAGTATAACCAAGTATAACTTGTATTACACAAAAGGATAAAGCACCTACTATAATGCCTATCACAAAAGAATCATAAATCCTTGTTTTCATATATGTTTATTTAAATAGTTAGCTATATAAAATATTATATAAGTATATAATATAATAGATATAAAGTATAGTATAGAGTTTGAGTAAAGTATAGTGAGTAGTTTGATAGTAAATAAAAGATTTACACACAAACATATTCAAAATATATTTACTAATTAACTCATAGTATCTTTAGTATCTTAAGTAGAAGGATATTATCTATAATAATAAACTTATTCGTATGTATTATTAAATATCTCTTAAGTATATAAAAGATATAATATAATAATATAAGATAATAACACAAACATCTGTTAAGCCAAGTGGCGGGTTGTAAAAAAAAAGGAAAAATAAAGTAAATGATAAAGGAATTCTACATTTGTAAAACTCCTTTATCATCACTTGCTACATCAGCAACGGAAGTTATTCCTTCACATTGCTCAGGTCTGCACCCTCACCTGCTGACATAGCTGCTGCAAGTTTATTCACAGTAGATTGATTCAGTCCCATTCCTAACCTGCTACCAAGGACTGTTTCAGAATACACCCTAGCAGCAGTTAGTAGACCCTTATTTTCAAGAGCTTCAAGTGTATCTTCTATGTCATAGGATTCTTCTTTATCTAGAACATATGTACCATACATAGAAACTCTCACAGGATATTGAGTTCCAATGGTTCCGAATGCATCTTTCCAGTTACACCAATATTGTACTGTCTTACCATCAGCTGCATACTTGACACCATATTCTTGATTCGAAGGATGGTTAATGAATTCTTCTAGTTCTTTAGCAGGACCACTCAGATTATACTTAAAGAATTTCTGACCTTTTCTTGCATGATTTTCTGCAGTTATAATACCTCTACCTGCATAGGTTGCTACTATACTTGTAGTTTTAGCTTGTGTTTGTACAGTTTTCTCTGTGTTGTTTACTTTGTTCATCTTAAAAGTATTAGTTAATAATTAATTTTTCCAAGTCCAGGGTTGTAAAGAAAAAGGAAATAAAAAAATAAAGGAACCCATCAAAGGGCTCCTTTAGTTTTAGATAGTTATAAATTAAAAGTCTGAATGATCTCTTGCACATGTATCAATGTCATCCAAATCTATGTAACCAACAACCTTGACAGAATCTTCATCGGCTTCCACATTAGAGGTAATCTCACCAGCCATATAGGACTGCACCAAGTTTACTGATCTATGGAAGGCAACAAAATCTTCACATGATTCTACTAACTGTTCAAGGCTGTCAGTTGCCATAATATTAGTTCTTAAAGTATGTCTAATATTACTGAAGGATTCATTACCCAGTAAATTAGTCAATCTTTTTAGAACTTTTAAATCTACAAGAGCTACTTCTCTTGCATTGTCAGGAGTTAGATCTATCACCTGTTTGCCATTAATCTCAATTGAATTCTTCATTTTTATTTGTTTTAGTTAATATTTATTTTATAAAGTTGAGGGTTGTAAGAAATAAAATCAAAACAGGATATTTCTATCCTGTTAATGATTTATATGTAACTATGAATTACTATTTAATACCCATGATAATACTGTTACAACTCCGTTGATTACTACATATTGATTCTTCATAATAATTAATTTTGACGAAGTCAAGGGTTGTAAAAATAAGGGATGAAATAATAAAAAGGAAACTAGGGAAGGGCCCCCAGTTTCCTTTGGTTATTTCAACCATGCAGGTTTGTTTGCAGATGTCTTTGAAGATGTTGTAGCTTGCGGAGACTTCTTCTTGACAGGTGCAGACTTACCTGACTCAAGGGGTTGGTAAGAGTAGACCTTTATCAAGTCAAACTCTGTGTAACCCCTTGCATTGGTATACCTAGCTACCCTTACTTTATAGGGTTGCTTAAGGTTCATACCAATGGTGTTAATATACTTCAGAGGTTTCCAACATAGGACATCCTCTGTAGTATAATCAGAAAGAATACACATCTCTGGATTCTTTTTACTTTGGAAGACGATCACATCCAATGTGAAGTAGTCTTCATAATTTTTATCTTTCATAGTACATATTTGTACTAGGTAAAGGGTTGTACTCAGAAAAAAGTAAAGATTTTTCCCTAGAAAAATGTTTATTTTTTTATGTAAACGGACCTGTGTGCTGGACTTGTGTGGGGGGTGGTGCCGGTGGCCGGAGGGCCGGGGGTCTGTTAACTAAGGAGTCACTACATTCTCTTATATACTACAAAAATCCTATAGGAAAAATTTTTTATTTTAAAAAAAGTTTGTATGTTTGTATAGATTTATTAAGTATCATTACTTAGAAATTTATTGTTCAAAAACCCTGGAGTTGAAAGCCCGGGGTTTTTTTATATATTTGTTTTATGAAAAAGTTTGATATGGGGGAGTATATACTCCTTGTTGGTAAAGATGCCACCGAAATATTTGATTATTATGATGTAGAAGAGATGCATGGGTTGAACAGAAAGGATGCCCAGGCAGAGGAAGTGGATAAGACTGTAGGTAATGGAGTTTATATATATGGGTGGACTAACTATGACCCGGCTGATAAGAAGCTAACAGCAAAAGCTCCAAACAAACCATTTCTGTTTATTAACCTTGGTGCATTTAAGAAATATTCTCTTACAGAAAAAGCAACAGCCGTTATGCATGAGACTATGCACATGAGTATCTTGTTAAACAACTGGAAGATTACTGATAAGGAGGAAGAGGTAATTACTTTTGCAGAAGATGAGGCTAATAAGATTATTGAGAAGTTAGGGTTTGATAAAAAAGAAGAACCTAAGAAAGGATTCTTTAAAAAATAATTTTTACATTTGTCTAGTTCATATAGGTTTATTTGATTAATAAGCTAGAGACCCTGGAAAATTTTTCTGGGGTTTTTAGTTTAAACAAAAAAAATTTATATATTTGTCAAACCAACAAACTTGTATGATCACTTCAATCCCTTTTACATGAGATGAATCCACAGCAAAAAAAGTTGTGGGAAAAGATTACCAAGGAGGTTAGAGCTCTTGGAGGTAGTAACCTGGAAGCAAGAGAGCTCTATGATGAACTAAGTAAATTATTAAATATGTCAGATAAAGTGTTATTGTCTATCATAGAAAAGGAAGATGGATTAGAAGTAAAAATAGGTGAGCAAGCCTATGGTAATATTGCTATAGTGGGTTTATTAGAAAAAATTAAGTTAAATATTTTATCTGACATTCCTGAAGTTGTAAAAGAAGAAAAACCTGTAACTAAAACAACCCAAAAATATGATGCGTAGTATGAAAGCTTTAAGAGGTAAAAGAGTATTGATTACAGTACCTGATCTTAAAAAAACTGCTGTAGAGTTATCTGCAAAAGATGAAGAAGCAAGAATGATGGAAGCTATGAAGCAATGGCAGAAGTTAGAAGTCTTTGCCGTAGGAGATGAAATCCAAGATATTAACTCAGGAGATTTTGTGTATGTTCAAACATATGCATTAGAAACTGGTGAAAAAATTGAAGTAGATGGTAAGATGAGAATCTTGGTACCTGATACAGCAATAGCAATAGTATGGTAAGTTATGGAAAATAAATACAACCTATATAAGGCATGTACTCGTAGTGATAAACAGTCTCCATATAAAGATATGGTAGATGGAGTTTATGGAAAGGATACCAACCTTTATAAACCAACTCTCTCTACAGCAGCAGAAATAGATATTTCTAAAAGAGTAGTTAAACTTGATGAAGGTCCCCGGCCAGAATACTATGGAGGAAAAGATAATCCATATGAAGTATTTAGAGTTCTAGAAGAGTGGGGATTGGATAAAGACTTCTATCTTGGTAATGTAATTAAGTATGTTGCCCGGGCAGGTAAGAAAAATATTTCTCCAAAAAAAGAGGATTTACAAAAAGCTTTAGTATATTTACAAAGAAGAATTGATTCGTTATGATACTTAAAGGATTACTTTTTATTGTAGGCATTCTTATTATTGGTGTTTTATTTCTAATAAATAATGCCATGAGCAAACCATTATATAATAAAATGCATAATGTATGGGAAGAAGATCCTGAAGGAAAAAAATATGCTAATATAACTTTGACTGTAATGTTATTCATTGCATTCTTTATGGGTTTAATGTTTTAACCTTTAACTCTCCAAACAAAAATATCCTCAGAAATTTTTCTGGGGATTTTTTTATTTCAAATATTTTTTGTATATTATAGTATATTATTTATAAAACTTATTATCATGGATATTTTAAATTTCGTTTCCTGGGTTAGAGGAAAAAGAACAGTAAAGACTGTAAATCCTGCAAAAACATTATTACCTATAGCACTTAAAGATGGTAGAAGAGATGACAGATGGTTAACTGGTGCAATTACAGTTGTAGACTTTGCAACTGAAGTTTCTGCTTATGTAGCTCCTGGTCCAGCAGGACCGGCTGGTTCTCAAGGTCCAACAGGTCCTCAAGGAGTTCCAGGTCCAGTGGGTCCAGCAGGATTAAACTGGCAAGGGTCTTGGTCTGCATCAGGAACATATGTTGCTGATGATGCTGTAGGATATAATGGAGCATCTTGGTTTTGTTTAAATCCAGTTGGTCCATCTGCAACTAACCCTGCTTCAGATCCAACTAATTGGGCATTACTTGCATCTCAAGGTGCTACAGGACCACAAGGACCTCAAGGTATTCAGGGACCAGCTGGTAGTGGAGGTACACCAGGTACAATAATAGGACAAACTGATGTTTGGAATGGTTCTACGTGGTTGCCAACTTTTGGATTATCTGTAAACCCTTCAACAGGAGTTATCGGATCAGCAAGAATTGGTATTGGTTTAACAACTCTTAATACTACAGGTTATCCATTAAGAATAGCAACTAATAATGGAGGTATGAGAATTGATCAAACTACATCTGGTTCTGGTATTTATAATATGTGGACAAGTCCAACAGCTACGTTTCAATTTGGATTGAATCCTCCTGTACCAGGAAATCCTGTGTTTGATAACTCAATTTATTTTACACAAAATAATTCAAATGCAATTAAATTTGCAACTGGTTTTAATACAGGTGGTGGAGATAGATTTATTATTCAAGGAGATGGTCAAGTAACTGTTGGTTCTACTTATGCAACTAATCCGACTGCTGCGCTTGTTGTTAAAAGAGCTGATTTTGAAGGAATTGAAATTGAAAATCCAGGAGCAGGTATTATATTAACATCTCCAAATGGAACAAGATATAAATTATCTGTAAATGATGGTGGTGGTCTTTCAGTTGTAGGTGTATAATTTAAAATAATTTAAAATGGCAACTTTACCAGAATACGAAAATGTAGATAATGCTAGATCTACGATGCCTGAGTATAAATCTAAACTTACTCAGATGTACCAGTATCAAAATAAATCAGTAGCTAAATTTTTATCTGATATAGGGAGAATGATTTCTAAAAGAGAATTTGCAAATGATACAGCAGCTATAGCAGCAGGATTGAAATCTGGAGATTTATATAGTACTCCAACAGGAGAAGTAAAAGTAATTAAATAATTAAAAATTAGAAATCATGGCAGACGTAAAAAAACCAATTGAAGAAGTAGGTCCAAGACCAGAACCAGGTAAAACTAAAGTTGTAGGTTTTACAACAAAAACTATTACACCAGCTGTATTTGCAACAGGTGAATATAAATCAAAACCAGAAGCAAAAGCTGTTGAGTTAACTAGATTATTAAAAGGTTTATTGGCATATGGTATTTATAAAAATGTACTAGATGCTGCTAAAGAAGGAGTACCCGCGGGAACATTTATTATTGTAGATGATCCTAAAACTCCAGAACAAGAATTTACAGTAGAGATAGTACCAAAAATCTTTAGAAGAAAAGAACAAGCATAATTCAATACCCTGAGAAATCAGGGTATTATTTTTAAAACATAGAACTATGTCAAATAGTATAGGAAATTTAAAGAACAGTGGCCTACAAGGAAATAATTTTCCTTGGCAACTTAAAGTATTACAAGGACTACAAGCAATAGCTAATTCAACAAGTGCACCATTAACTTGTGTTGATCAAGTAACTGTATGTGGTACAACATTTACTGATATAGAAGGTGTTAGTGCTCTTAATGTAAATGTTGTAAATCCAATTCCATTAGAAGTAGTTATCAATGAAGCTAATGATAGCATCTTAGTTTATGGAAATGATGGTACTACAAATAGAAAGATTAAAACTGATATTAATGGTGAGTTACAGGTAGATGTATTAACTATGCCTGCAACATTTGCAGAAGATTCTGCTCATGTATCTGGTAATACAGGTGCCTTTGTAATGGGTGTTAGGAATGACCTTAATACTCCTATGACTAATGCTAATGGTGATTATTCTCCTATAGCAGTAAACAACAATGGTGCAGTAGCTATTCAAGATGGTGGTAACTCTATAACAGTAGATGCTACAGCATTAGACATTAGACCATTAACATGTGCTGATAAAGTATCATTATGCTTTAATGATGGTGTTAGTGATCTTACTGTAAGTACAGCAAATCCATTACCAGTTAATGCAGCAATTACATTTCCTTCATCACTACCAGTAACACAAGATCCTCTTTCTAATCCTTGGACAGTAGATGGTAGAGTTAGTATAGGTGATGGTACTGATTTGTTAGAAATAAATACAGATGGATCAATAAATGTAAATGCTACTATTGATTGTGATACAAGTTCAATAAAAATATGTGATGGTACTACAGACTTAGGTATTAATCTAGATGGTAGTATTAATACTCAATCTAGTACATTAGATGGTTCTGGTAATGCTATTACAAGTTTACTTAGCGGTTCAAGAAGAGGATTAGATGTAAATATATTAACACCAACTGTTGCTGTTGCATTAGGTAGTCTTGTTGAAACAGGAGTTGCAGGAGATTTGTCATCTTTTGGTCCATCTATAACTTCAATATCATTTCAAAATATTGGTACTACTGTAGCTACTATATCTGTTGATGGTGGAGCAAATTTCTTTCCATTAGCTCCAGGAACATCACTTAATCTAGATCCTAGAATTCCTATGGGTTACTATGATGGTACATCATTCTTTTGGGATGCAACAGCAATTGGTGCATCTTTACTTATTATTTATAACTATATCTAAAATAGTATATTATGTCAATTTATATAAATAGAGATTTGCCAAATGATGAGTATAATGCAGCAGTAGGTGCCAATAATCCTTCAAGTGCAAATGTATTTGCTACAATAAGTGACTTATTAACTTTAGGGGGGATATTGCATGGAGTAGCTTCAGGTACTAATGCTTATACTGTTACTATCCCAAGTGTTACAAGTTATGCAGATGGAGATACATATGTTGTAAGATTTACAAATGGTAATGATGATGACTCAACTATTGATATAAATGGTCTTGGTGTTAAAACATTAGTAAAACAACCAAATGTACAAGTAACAGGAGGAGATATTTTAGCTGGTCAAGAAATCATAATAGTATATGATGGTACTACCTTTCAATGTATTGAAACAGCACCAAATCAACTTTTTGCATTTGTAACTAATGATGATTCTGTAACAATTAACAAAGGAGAACCTGTATATGCTTTTGGTGCTTCAGGTAACAGAATGAGTGTTAAGTTAGCATTCAATACATCTGATGCTACATCAGCTAGAACAATTGGTGTTGTATACAGCACATCTATTGCACCTAACCAAAGAGGTTTTATCATTATAAATGGAGTTGTATCAGGACTTAATACATCTATGTATGCTCCCGGAGATCAATTATATCTAGGAGCTACTGCAGGTACTTTGACAAATGTTAAACCATATGCACCTAACCATCTAGTATATGTTGGTCTAGTAGAAAGAGCAAATGCTGGTAATGGTCAAATATATATTAAGGTTCAAAATGGTTATGAACTTGATGAGTTACATGATGTAGATCTTATATCAAATCCACCTACTGACGGAGAGGTTTTAACATATGACGGTGGTTCAGGTTTATGGATAAATGAAGCATTACCAGCTACAATTGGAGAAAACTTAAACATAAATTTAAGTCCTGTTATTGATAATACAATTACAGATCCATCTCTACTTACCCCAGATTATGAAGATGCCTACTTAGTACCTATAGGAGCTATTGGAGTATGGGCTGGACAAGATAACAATATTGCAACTTGGGATGGTGAACAATGGTTATTTTATACACCAAGTGCTAGTGATTCAACTACAGTTCTTACTGGTCCAAATGCTGGATATGTATATACTTTTGATGGAGCAGTTTGGAATATTACCATAACAACATCTCCAGGAGCAACACCTTTTTATATTGCAGGCTCTGCAGTAGATGCTGGTGGTAACAAAACTTCACAAATTGCTAGAGTTTCAGGATTAACTTTAGGTTCAAATTCAGGTGCTTATGGATCATCTCCACTTACTGTAAGAGGTACAGGTTCTTTAGAGAATGTTGTATCTAGATGGGGTATGGGTGCAGGAAATGCAACTACCCTTGGTAACTGGTATAGAATTGCAGGTTTTACTATTAGTAATAATACTAGCAAAAATTATCAAATATTAATTAATATTGGAGGTAGAAATCCTAACACATGGGCCTCTGCAATTTTACATATTAATTTAAGTAAAGTGTCTGGTACGGGACAAGGTATTTGTAGAGTAGTAAACAACTCTGGTCCTGGTTATCTTACATCAATAGATAATAATTTTAGACTTGATGAATCTAATTTTGAATTTAGAAGATATGCAAATGCTGGAGCAGGTACTGTTAATTTCAGACTATACTATAAACCAACTGTACTAAATACTTCTATGTCAGCTACGGTTCTTAATTCAGCTGGTGGTACAACTACTGCAATAGGAATACAATGGTTTAACACATATTTAGGAGCTGTAATTGAAGGTCCTGCTTCAGGAGGTATTACTGCTAATTATGCTACATTTAACTATTCAGGACAAAGAACTAATATATCTGCAATTATAGATCCAACAATTCTTGACGATACAAATTTTCAATATACTATTGGTTCATTATGGTATAACACAGTTACTCAAAATGTATTTCAATGTTTAGATAATACATTAAATGCAGCAGTATGGAAACAAATTACAAATGAAATAGTTTTTATACCTCCTGTTGAACAATCAGAAATTAGAAGAGGTGCACTTGCAATTTCTGGTATTACGAGTACAGGTTCTTTTGGTGGTATTACACCAGTATTAACTGGCTCGGCAGTTGCTATATCATTTGGAGGAACCGTACCATTACCAAAATTAAGATTACTTACAACAACAGGTACTACAAACTCAACTGTTGGTATAAATTATGGTGCATCTGGTATTGTAAATAGATTAGGCAAAGGATTTAGATTTATTGGAAGTTATATCTATTCAGATCAGTCAGCTGGAGGAACTAACTGGTTTGTACCAGGAGCAAGACAATTTATTGGTTTAACAACTGGTTTAGCATTATTACCTAT